TCAGTTTCTGCACTGGCAAAATCTGCAACAGAAATTTCATTATTTACATATTGTTGATGCAAAGTTTTTACATTTTGCATCAATTTCTTTTGCTGTCCTAATACATCGCCAACAGCAGCACGCCACGAATCGGCGTTGGCAATTATTTTATCAGCAAGTGCATCTTTTGTCCAGTTTCCATCAGAAGATGCAACCATATTGTCAAGCATTGGTGTGCTGGAAGATGAATTTTCTTTGTATTGCGTGGCCTCCCAAAGCTGAATAGGCCATGTTTTCGATTCGCCCTCGCCATAGGGGTCGTTCAAGTTGTACAGAACGCTGCCAGTGCTTTGACTAATCTTAAATATTTTGTCATTTAAGCATCTGTCAGCTTTAAAAACCCACGCGCCATTTTCGGCGATATAGTAAAGCGTATATTCCGTTGGGCGTTGTAGGAATTTTTCCCCATCATAAGGATAGCCATTAATCACCCAGTCAGGCGCTTCAATTAAACCAAGCGGGTTGTCGTCAGGAGGCGCATTATATTGCGTAAAAATAACGACTCCATCTTGAACCTTAACCCATTTTGACATGATTTAAATCCTTTCGATTTTAACTTGTGTGTAAATTTCAGAATCGCCGTTGTTTGTTTGGTAGCCGAATCCATTAACCGAACTAGTACTATTGTAATGCTGAATCTCAAAAACGGTTGTTTGAGATAATGTAAATTCATCTCGGCCAACCGAATCGACAGTACCACGACCAGAGCTACCTAAAACAACAACCGAATCGCCAGAAATTGATTGCAATTTTGATTTATGCAGGTGTGAAAGAACTCCATCACCCGTAAGACCAACGGCACCGCATGGCGCTCGCCATTCGATTCGGAATGTGCCCGCTGGCAAGGTGAAGCGACTCGTAGTCAATTCTAGGTTTGCGCCTGTGATTGTGTTCTTATCAATGCTGTTTAATATTCTTGTAATATAAGAACCTGCAACCGATGTTTGTCCAGATGTTCCAGATGGTTCAGTTTGTGACATTTCTAAAACAGGTGGGCGCCCGCTTAGCAATTCCCATGCGCCATAAACACCCAGAAACCGCTTGCGAATCCATACGGTTGTTGCATCATCTGCAACAAAAAGCTGAATTGCCCGCGTATCACCGCCCGGCGATCCAAATGGCGCAAAAACAACAAGGAGTCCCTCTGTATTTTGCGGGATATTAGCAATTCCAGATACATGGTAAACGCCCGTTTGTGTTACATCATCTGTGCTGCCCGTTGTGATTTGATTCCTACGGTTTCCTGCCGCACCCGTACCAATACCATATGTAAGCAAAACTTGATAAAGCGAATCGGGGGCAATATTAACATCTTGCCGCACGCCCGCGATTGCTTCGGCATCTGTGGCGAATCGTGAAGAGCCAATGATCGATTTGGTTGCATATGGCGTAATTTGGGTAGACCACTGCGCTGGACTGATATCGGGTTGATTGCCTTGGTTGTTCTTTATTAAACTTCTGTAAATAGTTGAACCATAGCGGCAATATGAGCCGTCATGATATACTTGCGCGGGCGCGTATTCTGGTATGCCAATCTGATAAATGTAAGAAATTAACCGAGTCACGGTGTAAGCGAATCCATTAAAATCTTGCTTTGTTGGTTTGCCACCAGTAGGAACAATTCCCCATCCACGAAAAAAATCCGCGTTTAGATTCGTTTCTAGGTCATCGGCTTGCGTTGTGCTTCCGAAAACTGTGCGCTCTGTGCCTTGCGCGTTTGCTGCAAAGGCATCAATATCAATATTGGGTCTTATAATTCTCTTTACCATTAGATTGTAACCTTTTCGGCAAAAATCCCCGAATCGGGGTCTGGATTAAATTTATCATCCCACGGCTGCGAATCGGGTGCATCAGCAAAGCCGAAAGTTAAATTTGGCTCAGCTTGAATCACCACATAATAGCGCACACCCTGCGGTTTTGGTAAAAGATTCAAGTTGATAACGCCTCGCAATGTTTGTAAACTAAAAGTTGGAGAAACATACAATGTTAGCGTCATATCTTGATTGTCAAGAACATATGCGCGGTCATCAAATAGGAATGAAATCACATCAGTGATATTTATACGCTCTTCGTTGTATAAGTAAGCACTTGAATTATTTGTGATAGCTTTCGCTTTCAAGAAAAAGCGATAATCATTGTCATTTAATTGTTGACTCGTGTAGGCTGGCTCAAATTTATCTTTAAACGGAGCCGACTCGACAATTAAAAACTTTTCATCAAAACCCAATGCCGTTGGATCGCCATCAAACCCAAAAAATTCTTTTTCTATGACAAAATGCACAATGCGAGGCAAGCCAAGTATGCGACCGATAACATCAAGTTGCACACCTACAGCCGAGTCTAAATCAAAACTTTCAAAAATATCATGATAAAAACTTGCTATTTCTGCCGCAGCTTGTGCATATATTCCTACCTCTGCTAATGCCTTTGGTTTTTCATAATATTGCTTGATAAGCAACAATTCATATTGATTTTTTAATTCATCAATATCTATCACGGTATGACCTCCGTCACAGTTACGCGAGTCGGGTCTAAAACAAACCGTTCATCAATGGCAGCAACTATTTCAGTATCTGTAAAAGAAATACCATCTCTTGAAACCTGCATATCTGATAAAATAAAAGTTTCTCCTGCCTCCAACCCCAAAGAATATAAATTATCAGCGGCCAAATTAAAGCCGATTGATGTTGTGTAGCTGGCGATTTTTTCTTTTATAAAGTCCGAATCGAATGGAGTCGCGGCATTTTTACGAGTCGCAACAACTGAAACATAAGCATCTACAAGTGTGGGTGTATCGAATCGGTAGGTATTAAGAATTTGTTGCGTACCGCTTGGCCGCTCCACCTCTTCAATGTACGTAACTTCGATATTTCCGCGCAAACCGACTCCACCTGTTTTATTGAAGTGGATTGTTTCCGCAATATCAGCGAGTGCCCCGCCTTCAATCACAAGCCATAAAGTATGTGGGGGTGTGCCATTTGCAGAAGTTGTATCCGAGTCGTTATCTTCCACATTAACATCAAAAACACCAGACAAATTGCGGAGTCGAGAAACTAATCCGTCTGTGGTGGAAAGTGATGGATTCGCAACCGATGTTGCGCGCCGGCGCTTGTATTGCGCATCTGTTTCAGCATCCCGCCCTAAAATCGCAGGAGTCGTTGCTGTAATTCCTGTTATTTCTGTTTTAAAAGTTACTTGCTCAAATGTGGCCGCTGTGCTACCAATCACAGCGCCGAACAAAACGCTATTAAAAGTTACCGTTGTTGTTCCTGCTGGAATTGTTACGGGGCTTGCAACAACCCATTCTTGCCCGCTATCATCTCGAATCGTATACGTATCATCAAGTGTTACGGTCTGATTCGCTGTTATATCAATATTCCATTGGGACTGTGAAGGCGCGCGCGGAGTCGTTGCCTGCAATTTACCAATAGACGCAAGTGCGACTCCGCTGGTTTGCAGAGGGTCAAAGCTCTGGTAAATAAAACGGCCGTATTCTTTTAAATCTTGTAACGCTTTTGCAATGATGCCGATTCGCTGGCCGTCTGGGCTATCTTGGTCGATGTTAATATCATCGCCATAAATAGCTTTAAATTTATTTGACAAATCTTCAATTTCATCTGCAAGCGTTCCAATTTGCACGCCATTTTCATCAATTATAGGCTTTACCATTACAAATCCACCTGCAAAGAAACTACATCGGCATAAATCGTTGTTACTGTCAACAAGATTCTTACTTTCCTATTTTGCGTTATAAGCTCCAAAGAGTCAAGGCTTGCAACACCATCTGTAGATAAAACGACTCGCTCTATTTCTGACCTTATTACGCTTTCGTTACTTGGCTGCCCTAAAATTGTGCGCCAATCAATGTTTGACTCTATTGACAAAAACCAATCATTTTGAAACGATCTAATTCTTGTCTTTAAATTTTGAAGAACGGCATTGGATTTTGTTGTATAATCCAAAATTCCGCGACCAAAGCTCCAATCGTCATTTTTATTTAATTTACTTACTCTCACTTTGGCACCTCCGTATCACTTCCACCAGAAACGACTCCACCGTGAACATGTGTGGAGAATCGAATTCCGCCAATAACCGCATCAGAGCAAGTAATTTCACCGCCCGCACTCATGCCACCAGTTGAATTAATATTTCCATTTACGGTTAAATTTCCGTTAATTGTAATATTGCCATTCACAACTTGGTCGCCGTTTAAGGTATAGTCCCCATCTTGAACCGAGTCGCCCTGTGTCGTGATAATGCTCGGTATTTCTATCCCATTCGATTCGTTTCTAATACCAACAATAGCGAATCCATCAGAGTAATCATGCATGCGGAATTCTGCGGGCAAAACATTATCAGAACCAGACCACCAGCGATCTATGCATCGTTCAGAAAAAACAAGTAAGCAATAATCCCCTATAGAAATAGGAAAAGCCATATATGAAGAACCGCCTTGCATATGAACAACTGGAACCTCTGGAAAAACAGGTAATTCCCTTTCAATTCCGTTGGAGTCCTTTGCATTGATAACAGGTTTTACATCAATCGTTGTTTCATTTACTGCAACGACTCGCGCAATCGTGCATGTGTGCGTGTCG